TCCTGCTTGTTGAAGATCACTGCACGCGATCCACCTAACTGTTAGGCCGGTCGTTACTTCTTGGACACGAGGGATGCGATGAAGCCGCCGATCGATCCGAAGCCCTTCACGGCTGCTTCAATGGCGGTGATCACACTGTTGTCCAGACCTGCGTCCGAGAGCGACTGCTTCTGGGCAGCAGTGCCTGTGGTGATGACCGAAGCAATCTCGCCCAACGCGGCATAGCCGAGATCGGCCTGGGGCGACTGAGGACAGGTAGTAGTGCATCTCGATTGCGTCGGTGGCGAGCTGGGCCCCGAACACGGTGTAGGCCTTGACGGCTCCCCAGAATCCTGGGTGAAGCATCTTGTCGACCTTGCGATCCAGATTGTCAGCAGTGTGAGCAACGGAACCAGCTGTGAGAGCAATTTGATGAGTACCGTCATTGATGTTCTTCAGAGTTGCCGGAATGTTGGGATCGGCAAGATCCTTGCTGGCCTGCTGGGCCATGTTCGATGCGGATGTGGCGGCGGCGGCGGTGGCGACCAAGGCTGGTTTGAGCGTGGTCGTCGTGTCAGTAATGTCGTTCGTAATGGTGGTCAGATCGGCGTCGAGACCGTCTGATGTCTTGCGGAAGGAGGCAAGCAGCGCGTCGGTGCGGTCAAAGGTTCCGTTCGCGCGGGCAGCCAGGACAGGAACTTCGTTATCCCAGAACTGGCGTTGGGAAGTAGCGGCCAGGCGCGCTTCCTTCGCGGTGAGACCTGCCTCAACAATGAGGTGGTTAGTGTTGTTGCCCACAACATGTACCTGCTGTTGGGTGTCAACGATGAAGTTCTTGGCCGCCTCGTCAGTGGCTTCCAGGCCAATGGTTGCCTTGCGAGCTTCGAGGCCGGCCAGACCGAGACAAACACAAAGGAACGCAAACGGAACTGCGAAGACGGCAACCTTCACAAAAGGCAGGAACCACGCCGGAAGCTTGAACTTCCGGCGGGATCTCAGTGCTCGTTCTTGAAAGCGAGGATGAAAGCGTCTCATTACGCGCCTGCCACTGCTGGTGTTGGGGGTGTTGGGGTGTTGCCGCCGCTCGCGTTCAGAGCGAGCATCAGCGCGCCGTTGGTGCCTGCAAACAGGCCCCAGAGCTTCGTGCTCAAGTCTGCAAATGCAGGTTGAACGGAAGCCCCGATCGCGGCGGCGAAGAAGAGAACGTCCAAACCGAGAACGATCGCAATGGAAGCGTTCCGGGTTGTCAGATCGATCCTGTATGCCATGAAGGTCTCCTACTTGACTTCCACTGGGGTGTACACGGTTGCGGCGCCGGTGTGGCCGATGAATGCCTGGCGCCTGGGTGGATTGAGGCGGTCGATCTGAATGTGAACGCAGGCTGGAACTTCAGCCTTGTTCTTCTCGAAGATGACCTTGTCGAAGGGAAGCTTGCTTTCGAGACGCAGCCAGTCGAACAGAACTTGCATGGAGACTGCGGGCGCATCGACATCGACGGCGGCGTGGCCGCCGATGCAAAGGTGGAAGGAAGCTGTCTTGCCGCCGACCTGGGCGTTGTGGCCAGGATCGCGGTAGCTGTCATGAACGCGGACAGTTCCGAATTTGTCGTGAATGGGTTCGAGAACCTTCTCGCAGAGGAAGGTCACATTCTCGATGACGTGCGAGTCAGCGCCTGCCAGGACAGTCAGTCCGGGTTCAGTGTCTGCGAAGTGCGGTGTAAGTTGTGACATGTCATTTCCTAACTTGACGGCCAACCTGTGACCGTGATCTGGATTTTGTTGCCGGTGATGACGGCTGCATACTGCAGAGCTTGCGGCACAGATACAGTAGGATCCCCGAGGAGAGGCTCGATGCTCATGTAAAGGTCCTCGACCGAAAATGAGGTCGGATCGATGTCATCTGGAAACAGAATGTCGAACGACTGACTCAAATCCTGGCCAATCCGCCGTCTTGGAATGACCTTGATCTGATCGAGCTGAAGGGCTGGAAATGCATCCAGAAGAGGAGAAACAGGTGGAGGTGTCAGCAGGTTCAAAATGCCGGTGGTGAATGTCCACTGGTAGCTGACATTCATCGATTCGCCGGCGGGGTTCATCACGTCTTCGGTCGAAAGGGACGCATCAGCGCCCAGCAGCATCGCCGTGTAGAGCGTGTTCTCCTGGAAGTGTCTGGTGGGTGTGAAGGTCGCAATCGTGCGACCTGTTGAGTCATCTGCGAACGACCAGGCTCCTTCAACATTGAATGTTGAAGGAGCGGCCTCGCCAGCAACGAGCTGGCCCGATGTGAGAACTTGAGTTGGAGCGGGGAACGTCAACGAGAACGTGCTATCGTTCAGCGTCGAGGTGTCGAGCGCCTGGTCGAAAGCGACGATGATCGCCTGGCCAAGAACCACATCAGTTTCTTGATCGGACGGCGTTGCCTGAAGTACGACGGGTGCGGACATTCTTCTTGGCCTTCTTCGCAGACTTCTTCGCGGGCTTCTTGACAGGCTGTTCGCTGGACTCCACTACCTCTTCGGTAATGGCGCAGAGACCTGTGGTCTCGGTCTCGAAGTCAACGCTCTTGAGCGTGCCAGTCGTCCGGATTTCGCGCTCGAACCGCTTGGCTTCAGTCTTGGATCTGGGAGTTGCGATGTAGAGGTTGCCGCGGCGATCGCGGCCGACGAATACCTTCTTGCCGGTGTCTTCTTCGGTGATTGCCGAGGTCTGGCCGCCGGTTCCCTTGAACCCTTTGGTGGCCATGTCCTTGCCGGTGACGTCAATCAGCTTCTTCTCTTCCAATGCCTTGCGGATCGGAATCTGCTGAGACTGTTCGTCCACAATGCCGATGGGCCGGTTCGGGCCCAGGACGAAGCCGCCACACTGGAAGGTCTTGACCAGGGCGGTGTTCAGCATCAAGGTGTGACCTACGAGGTCGACAGGTTGTACAAGCTTCCGGCGGCTCGGCGCCTTTGCTATCGAGGCCAGCGTTTTCTTGAACTCTTCGCTGCCGGGCATCACGATCAGACTGGACATAGGATCTCCACTTCCGAGTGTCGATAAAGGCGGAGATCTACCAAAGACTCAGGGTTGGCCAGGCGGAAGTTAAAGGCCTCCGCCTGGACATGATTTGGTTAGCTGGCCGCGGGAACGGCGGGAGCTGCGGGTGCAAGCGCGGCCTGGAACTTGGTCACCTCGGCCTGCACCGCCTGCGCGGCGGTCTCAATCGCGGGGTCCACGTTCGGCGAGTTGGCAATGGTTGTGTTGAGCGTGGTGACCTGTGCTTGAAGACTGGCAAGTCCGGCCAGCACCAGCACATCCTCGGCCTGAAGCGCCGCGACCGCTGTGTTAAGATCGTCGATTGCTGCCATGAAAACCTCCTTGGTTACATAGGGTGGGTGTTTGTGTCTAGGCCGATTGAATTTCGTATACATCGGGCCTCGCTGAGAAACGGTTGCAGGTCACTACACGAAGGGCGGCGGTTGCCCGCCGCCCGATGGTTGCACAGAACTGACTGTTGGTTAGGCGTTGACGTTGAGCGGGTTGGCCGGATCGAAGATCGGCGCCGTGCCCAGATCGGTGTAGGTGCTGTCCGAATCCGACAGGTTGTACACGGTGCGGGCGGGCATCACGAACTCGTTCGGGCGGATCTTCACGTTGCGGGCGACCGCGATGGCCTGGCCCTCGTTGAGGATGCCGAAGCCGTAGGTCTCTTCGATCGACATGTTCTGGATGTTGTACTGGCCGTCTTCCCAGCTCTTGACATGAGGCTCTTCAGCCACGATCAGGGCGCCGAGGTTGCGGCTGTTGAACATCATGATGTCGGTTGTGCGCTGCTCGGGATCGAAGTTCACGAACGGGCTGACCAGGATCCGGAAAGGAATGCCGAGGTAGTTCGGCAGGATCGGGGCCGACGTCATGTTCTGGTAGTTGCCAGAAGTCGCCTGCGACACTTCGCCGCCGGTGAGGTGACCGTTGGTGTACTGCCCGGTCTGGCCTTGGCCGATGCCGAGTCCGCCGTTGTTGTAGAACTTGTTGCCAAGCACCGCGGGGTTGCCGGTGAAGTTGGCGAAGAAGCTGCCGCCGCCTGCCTGGATGGCAAACTCACGGAGGACAGGATCCTTGACCCACATCAGCCACGCCATCGGGTGGACCAGGAGCGTGTCGGGCACGAAGCCGTTGAGCAGCACAGCCGCGTACATATCGAACACGTCGTCCACTGTCATGGAGCCGTTCAGCACGCCCTTGTAGTTACGGCCGGTCGTGACACCCTTGATCGGCTGCAGCGGGGAGCTGGACAGGCGGGAGGTCGGGTCGTTGTCGAAGACCAACGTGCCGAGCTTCGTGATGAAGTCGAAGATGTACTCTTCCTTGTGACGCGCGAGAGCATTGCCGGCCAGACGCAGCCAGAAGTTGATCCAGGGATAGGCCGATTCCTCGACGAACCGCTTGGCGATCTTCAGGCGAAGGCCGTGACGCTTGACGGTCACGCCAAAGGACTGCGCACCACCAATGTTGATGTTGTAGATCGGCAGATCCATGCCGTCACCGGTTTCCTCTGCACGCAGAGGCTCGACGGCCGGAAATACGGTCATCATGCCGGGCTTGTACTGGATCTTCTGAAGCAGGTGGGTGCCGATCAGCATCGGCTCGATGCCTTCTTGCACGATGGTCGTCATCGCCTTCGGAATCATGAAGGCAGCGTTCTGGATGTCCAGGGCATCGTTGATGTCGACATTCTTATCGGCGACCGGGTCCCACCCGTTCGTGCGGAAGATTGTCGCAAACCGATCCTGCAGTTCAAGTTCTGCCTTGAATTGTTCGGGAGTGACCTTGGTCTTTGACATGTGGAAAATACCCTCCTCAGGGCGGTTTGGTCCAACGTGGGCCGGCGGATTGTAAAGGTGTGCGTCAGAGACCGCAGTTATCGTCTGGTCTCGACTTGGATATGCTGGCGACACCGGCGATCGGGGCATTGGAATGCTCCGGCGATCTCACCTGCTGGGTTCTTCTTGACCACAAGCTTGTCGCAGACGCGGCCTGTGCCATCGGAGCGTTTTGCCATGCACCGCAGACCGTCGCCCTTGACATACGCTTGCCCCTGGGTGATCACGATCTGCGGCATGGATTCTCCAAACCAACTGTTAGTAAGGTGCGTGTGCCTGGATTACAGGAGCACGCGGACCAGGACGTAGGTGCCGTACTCGGGCCGGGCCTGAGTCTTCTGCAACTGAGAGGCCTTGTAGATGCCGTCAGTCGTCAGGTTCAGGTCGTAAGGCAGGCCGGCAGTGGCCGAGCCGCCCATCATGATGGCCGCCGGATTCGGATCGGTCATCGGGCCAACCATGCGAGACGGATCCCACAGGGTCTTGATGCGGTTCGAGAACCCGATCTTGTTGATCATGTTCACGACGCCGATGATGCGACCGACCAGATCAACCGGAGAGTTGACTGCCGGGTTGAACACCGTGTAGTTGCCCTGGTCGTTCTGGAACTGCGAGAAGGTCACGCCTGCGCCGGTGGTGGGAAGGCCCGTGAAGTGGGCGAAGGTGCGTCCATAGCCCTGCACGTAGCCCTGAATGCCGTCGGTCGTTGCGTCTTGCTGCAGCGTGTTCGGTGTGGCGCCGATCCACGGCACCTTCAGCACGTACTGGGTCTGGATGGCCGTGCCCATCTCGTGCATGTAGTTCATGACCTGGAAGCCGATGGGGTTCAGGCCTTCGAGGCGGTACAGGATGCCGCCGGCGAGCGATGTGTCGATGATCTTCACGCCGCCGATGTACTGGAAGACGTTCCGAGTGCAAACGCCGATCGGACGGGCTGTGCCGTACGAGTAAGGGACTGCCGTGCCCACATGGCCCACGTCGTCGATGTCGCTGGTGAAGACGAAGGAGTTGGTGCCGGCCAGGAGCGCGCCGTCAACCACGCCCGTGAGGGTCAGTGTGGTCGTGGTGGCCGCAACGGTCACAGCGTTCAGGTTGAACACGGCGGTGTAAGCAGCCTGTGCCGCAACTTGGGTGGTCTGGGCAGTCGCCAGGTTGGCCAGAGCGGTGTTGTAGGCCGCCAGAGCCGCAGACTGGTTGGCAAGATCCGTCGCCGTCACTGTGTTGCCGGCCGTGGTCACAACCACATTCGCGGCGGTGAGAGCGGTGTTGGCAGTCGTCACAGCGGTGTTGGCTGTGGTCAGCGCGGTGTTCGCGGCGGTGAGAGCCGCGTTGGCAGCAGTCACAGCGGAGGCAGGAGCCAGGGCGGTAATCGCTGCAGTCACAGCCGTCGCAGCCGCGGCCAGTGTCCCGTTGAACTCAACCGTGGCAGGCGTGCCGGCCGCGCCAACCTGGAAGACCAGCTGACCGACGAAGGAGTCGCCGGCCGCAGCCAGGGTGTAGACCAATGTCGACTTGGTCGCAGCGGCGGAGGGGGTGAGCACCGGAACCAGAGGAACGTTGGTGGCAGACCCGGACAGCGTCGTGCCAGTCGTCACGCTCGGGAACAGGGTGCAGTTCCAGGCCCAGTTGATGTCGGTCCAGCTGACCGCAATCACGGTGCCATTGGTCAGGGTGACGTTGCCAGGCGCGGCATCGGCAGGAGCTGCCAGAACGCAATGGTCGCCAGGAGTCACGGCGTTGCCGGTGCGAGGATCAATGGTGAACTGATCGATCGATCCCGCTCCCCACTGAATGATGCACCACACGTTGGAACCGGCGGGAGTCTTTCCGCATTGCAGGCCGGAAGGAACGAGCGCGCCGCTCTTGTCTTGCCCAATCAGATGCTGCGAGCTGAGCACGACAGACGCCAACTTCGGATGGCCTTGATCCTGACGCAGACCCGGCAGATAGGGCGCCGGATACGGAACAGGCAGCCAGGGCTTCAGGGGCTCAGAGAGCTCCAGGTCCGGGGTCGTCTGACCGATACGGTCCTGCCCGAACAGTTTGCCGGTGTACTGGTTATTGAGATCGACTGGCATGATAGTTTCTCCTGCAACCTAAGTCTTGGTTGCTTAGCTGAGCTGCACACGGCCGTAACGAACATCGGCGATGTACCGCTCGCGGTCCGTTGCGTCGTGAATGTAGGTGAGCATGCGCTGAAGCTTTTGGGTGTCTTGCACCGTGAGCGCAGGGATCAGGGCCGGATCGCGGTCCGTACCATCCACCTCATCTACGTGAGCGTTGTCGTTTACCGTGGTTCCCTGGTCGGTGCCAGCTTTCCCCGGTTCGGCCGCGGTGCTCCATTGCAGCTCGGCGAAAAGATCGGTCACAGCGTCTTTCAGACTCTGGATATGGCGTTTGGCGAACTCGGCAATCTTGTCCTGGATCTGCGTGGGATTGAGGCCGGTGTAGCCATCCTTCTTCCGCAGGCAGTTGTGCATGACCAGGGTTGTTGCCAGACTGGTCTTCGAGTCCATGAGAACGGCGGCGAGCACACGATCCTTGGTGGCGACCGATGTCCTGATCGCGGCCAGCTCGTCGGTCAGGCCGAGGACGGCCTCGTCCTTTTCGGCCAGCTCGTCCTTGGAAACGAACAGGGAATCCTTGATATGCTCGGCCAGCGACTTCTTGGCCCATGCGACCCAGCGGTCCTTGCCCCACCGTTCGGCCAGAGCATTGTGAAGATCCTCAATCTTGTACTGCAGATCAGGTCTCACAACCTTTGTGATGAACATCCAGGGCATGGTAATGGCCGAGTATTTCCTTGATCACTGAGGCCCGCTTTTCGTCCTTCAAGGCTTCTTCGGCGTCGAGACGGCATCGTATTCCAGAATCGATCAGTTTGACGTGAACAGCCAGGGCCTTCAGTTCGTCACTGATCTCGGTGCCCTCGGTGGCCGTGGTATTGATCTTGTCTTCGGTCTTGGAGGCTACGGAACACTTCAACGTCTTGCCCTTTCTCTCAACGCAGGCCCGGATCTTCTCCTTGGCGCCGTCGCTGATCTTGGCCCGGCCCAGCAGCCGGAGGGCTGCGGTGTGATGCGCGCAGTCTTCCACGGGGAAGGTGCGGTTCGGGCCACAGAAGGACTTGCCACCCAGTTTCTTGCGGGCTTCCGCATCCAGCTTGGCGTCCTTGATCTGTTCGTCCTTGAGCTCGCCGCCGGTGCCCGCGGCATCCATCTCGGTGCAAAGCTCGTCGTAAACCTTCTGCTCGTCGGCGAAGAATGCCTGGTCCTCGTCGGTCAATGTGAATCCCGACCAGTCGCAAACCCCGTCCACGCACTCGGTTGCTTCGGCAACCGCTGTCGTAATGGCAGCCGCATCGTTCACGCCATCGGCTACTGCGGGAACCGCAGCGAGATCGGCACTCATGCTGGCATCGTCAATCGCAACCGGATCAGCCTTGCTCGCTTCCCTCTTCCAGCCGTTCTTGCGGATCTTGGCGGTGAGGGTGGACTGCAGACTGCGCCGGGAGGTCTTCTCTTCGTCTGACTCAGGTGCCCAGGCCGTGAGTTGATCTTGCAGATCGAATGCTTGCGCTGCCGTCAAATCGGGGCTCTTGAGAGTCTGTTGTGCGACGGCCACATCAATCGTCATCTTTGGTTCCTCGTATTCAATCACGATGTCCGACTCGTACAGGCTGTCGGTCAGTTTGAGGCCCCTATCGATAGCAAACTGCTGGTCATCGAGAGGCAGACCAAGGAAGAACATCTTCTCGAGGGAATCCTTCAACTCGTAGGACTTCACCTGAGCAAACGGATCGGCTCCAAAGTTGACGAAGCTGAGTTCCTTGTACTTGAACCTTCCCGAGATCAGGAAGGCCATGCGTCCATCGACGATCTCACCGGGGCGGTGTTCGCACTTGTCCTCCGACGCCCAGTCGGTGTGGCAGATGGAGCAGGTGGCCGAGTCGGTAATCGCACCGGCTGAAACGCACAGATACTCGTCACGGAGTATCTTCTGAATCGCTTCAGGGTTGGTCAGAGTCAAACCCAGTTCGATATGACCGATGCCCTGGTAGCCCTTCACGCGGGCCAGGTTGTCCTGAATCCAGTCCACCGTCTTGAACACGTTGAACTTGCCGCCGGTCTTCGAATCACGGTTATAGAAGACTGAGTCCTTCAGAACCGGAAAGTCTCTGGCGTATTTCCAGGAGTCGTCGATGTACTTGGCCTCACGAATCCGGCCCAGCACGTCGCCTTCTTTGTCGTGCCCGCGAAGAACGGGAAGCGGTGCGACCCCTTTGGGAATCCAGGTCTGAACCGCGTCCTGCATGCAATCGGGACGATAGAACTTGCGATTGCCCGTTACGATGCCGGCGTGAGTCGCGTCCACGCGAACGAGCAGGCTGTGGCCTGTCTCGGACTTCGAGTCCTTGCACTCGAACAGGAATCTCTTGTTCTCAAGAACCGCGCTCGGACGAAACGTCAGAAAGTCGTGGATCTTGAGCCAACGGCGTTCGCTCAGCATGTCCAACCTTGTATGAAACCAACTGTTAGTTAGTCGCCCGGGTAACAGGTACTGTCCGGCGCCCCACTACCTAACGATTGAGAGGAATCTCAAGCAGGAAGGGACCTCCCTGCGGGATGGGCTGAATCGATGCATTGCTCTGGAACAGAGCGGACGCATCCTGCGCAAGTGCCTGTTGCAGCGGAGTCACTCTGGAGTTCTGCATCCCAGGACCGTTAAGCTGCACGACCGGCAATGGCATATTCAAGTTCGGCATCATCTACCTCGTCTTCCAATTCCGCTCGAAGAAGCACGGAAAGAAGCTCAGGATCAGAAGTTTCAGCAATCACGGACTTCAATGAACTCAGTCCGGCGGCTCGTTCCTGTCTAGTATAGGAATCACCAACTGAATCGGTGATTTCGCGCTGGTTGAGTCGCGCAACGATCTCATCGATGATCTGACCGCTTGCTTTGCGCCAGTTCTTATCCACATTGAGACCATCGGCAATCAGTCGGTCCCGACCTTGCACCAAGCCTTCATAGATCTCGCTCATGAGGCTGTCACTGTTCTTGCCTGGGCCCAGCTTCGATCCATGCTGGTTGGCCGGCCGCATCTTATTGGCGGTTGCCGCGGCGGTCTGGGTTGTCTTCTTGGCCGTGCCTCCGCGCGGGTGACCGGCGCCGGTACCCTTGCTGGCCCGGCGTGAGCTGGCATTGGCCACGGCGACCTTCGCCTTGGCAATGACAGGCAGGTGTTTCGCCTGTGCTTCGAGACTCTGTTGTTCGTGGCTGGCCTTGACCTCGGACAGCTTGGCCTGGGCTTCCATCAGCTTCATCTGGGTTCCGGCCAACGCCTTCTGGTTCTTCACATCCTGTTGGCCGATCTCAATGGCCGATGCGGTCTTGTACTTCTGGATCTCGCGTTCGAGACGAAGCACATGGAGAGCGAAGTGAGTATCGTTCTGCTCCGTCTTGCTCATCGGCTTGAGGTTCATCCGCTTGCGGGCTTCCGTCTCGGTGAGCAGGTGGGAATTGAAGAGAGCCATCACATGCGTCTCTTCCTTGATCCGATTGTCGAGATCGAGTTCGTGGAATGCCAGCTTGGTGCGCGCCACGCCCTTCTGCACAGAGGTGGAGTAGTTGGCTTCCTGGAACCATTCCTTGAAGATGAACATCCGGATCTGATCGGCCAGCTCGTCGAGGTCGGCCTTGATCGAATCCTTCAGGTTCTGCGAGATGTTGTCGGCGGTGGCGCGGGTGGCGTCGGCGCCTTCGCCCATGTCGATGGCGCTCATGCCCAGGCCGATGTAGACCCGGGACTTGAAGTGCTCCACCAGGGCCTTGAAGTCGAGAGACTTGCCGTTGGCGCCAACGGCGGTGACGGTGACGCGCTCATCGGTTACGAACACGCCCTCCTTGGGCATGTTCTCGATCTGGAAGCGCACCATATCGATCTCGGACTCACCGCCCGGGCCATAGGTGCAGGGAGCCTTCTCGTTGCCAACCTGAACGTGAAACAGCGGGAACAGGTGGTTGATGAACAGGAGTTCGATGTTCTCTTCAAGCCGGCGCAGGGCGAAGATGTCATCCCGGACGGCGATGGTGCGCGGCGTTCCGAAGATGTGACCAGGCTTGACGTCCCACTTCAGGTGGATGATGTCCTCAACCGGGTAATCGATCCACGGAATGCCGTGGTCGAAGATGCGGCGCCACTTGCTGATCTTCCCCTTCTCCAGATAAGGGTGCATCGTGTGGGCGGGGATGATCACATAGGCAGCGACTGGGACTCTGCCGCCCTTCTTCTTGCTCACCGGGGAAGCGTCTTCCTTGCGGATCTTGAGGAGGAAGCAGTTGGAACACAGGAACAGGTTGCGCAGAACGCCCTTGATGAAGCTCTCGAAGCTGCGTTCGGTGACGAATTCAAACGCATTGATGCGAGTCTGGATGTAATCGGCGTCTTCCTCGCGGTCGCTCATGATCTCGTAGCCGGCGCGCGCGGCGAGCGCCAGCTTGCGGGCCACGGCCTGCTTGACGTAGACCTCGGTGTCAGAGATGGCGTGCGGTTCGCGCATGTCATACTCCGGCATCAGGATGCCGTTCCACATATAGTAGGTGCCGATGTAATCGGCTGCCTTGTCGAGCTTGATCTTGTTCAGGTCGCCGTTCAGCATCTTGCCGGCGTCCTCGATCTTCATGCCTTCCATCAGCTTGTCGCTGATGTTGCGTTCTCCAGTCGACCGTTCAACAGGCTGAAAGCCTTATCGGTATACGAGGCGGTCCTGCGCCCCAGCCCTTTGATGTTGGGCTCGATGACCTGGCCGGCGATCGTCCGGCGGATCACAGCGGCTTTGCCGGGCTTGGCCTTGGTGGACGTGCCGTCAACAAAGGCCATAAGCCGTTCCTGCCGGGCCGCCGCATTGTCCTGAAGAGTGGTGTCTGGTGTGCGTGGCATTAGCTCACTGCTCCGATGGTGGGTGCTTGTACAGTCGACGAGGATGCGACGATCAGGTTCACGCCGCCCTTGGTCAGAACCGTTTGCACGTTGCTGGGCGGTGCGGGGACTGTGGGAGAAACTGCCTGCATCTGGCCGTTGGTGACAACGAAGGAAGTGCCTGTCGTCGAACTCATGCCGCTGAGGATCTGGCTCACAGCCGCGGTCTGAGTGACAGAGTTTGTGGCGCCTACCGCAGGTTGGCTGCTGTTGTAGGTCATCACGGCCTTGGCCAGTTGGGTCAGTGTGTTCAGGGCCTGAGTGCTGGCGATGATGTCCATCTGGGTGTTCATGTCGCCGGTCCGGCGATTCAACAGCTTCTGGAACGATTCCTGAAGCACCATGACCCGGTTGCTGACTGTCGTGTTTGCCCAATCGAGGTGGGTAGCCAACGTCATCAGGCCGGGTGTCATTGGACCCGCCCCGGGAACCTGGAAAGTGCTCGCCGGCACCAGCGCAGACGAACTGACCGGCGCTGTCGGCAGGCCGCTGTTGTAGGCCAGAGAACAACCCTTGAGTCCGCCGGTGGTGTTGACGAAGCTCTGTCTTGCCCCGTTGACCACCACGTTGGCCATGGCCGCGGCTGCCTGGATCTGCGAGACCATCTGGCCAATATTGGATGTGCTGCCTTTGAGGGGCTGCACCGCGGTCTGCATGAAACGGTCGGCCATGATGACCATCCCGGCCGCTTCAGCGATGAGTTGAACGAACACCGTGCCAGTCATCCCGTTGACGATCGAGTCCAGGCGAGGCCCTTGTGAGAAGCCTTGAAGTGCCTGCAACATCGGGATCATCCTCACCAGATTGGTGGGAGGTTCCAGGAAGAACTGGTTCAGGACATTATTGACGTCCTGAGCGACAACTCCTACACCCGCAGTCAGTTGGTAGACCGACGCATAGGAACTTTGGAAGGAGTCGAGCGAGCTGTTCATGGTGCTCGCCAGCGCCGGCGAAACGTCCTGTCCCAGAATCGAGATCTGGTTTGGATTGTTGATGGCGATCGAAGGGGTTCCCGGCGATGCAATGACCGGATACTGTGACAGTTGGGCTGTCATGTTGTTGAAGAGGACCGCGTCCCCTTTCAATGGGCCCAGAAGCAGAGCGGTCTGGTATTGGGATTGTCCGCTGTTGACCAGGCCGCTTTCGATGGCTTGGTTGATTTGAGTGACGGCCGACGCCTGAAACGGATTCGTCTCGTAGGCAGTGCCGGTTCCCAGGCCCGATTCGATCTGCAATGCCGTCATCTTGGCATCGAGCATCCGGTTGTACATACTGACGGTAAGCGAGGTCGGCACCGGCAGGTTTGAATAGATCGTTTGCAGTGCCCGCGCGGTCTCCGGATCCACGGAAGGATCGAACTCGATGCCCAGCCCCGTGCTCATTGCAAGGATCACCTGCTGCAGGTACTGATTGGTGTCCAACAGGTCTGCCAGTCTGGCGATCAGCTTTCCGGCGGCCGACGCGCTCGCCGTGGCATTCCCGGAATTCGCCAGGCTGCCACCTGTGGCCAGACTCACAGGCACAGCAGCCTGTGCGGCGGGAATCGCCGCCGAGACGGTGGGCGGAGGGGTGTACTTGAACTGGATCGACTCGAAGGCCATTAAGAACTCGGAAGATTGTTGGCAACGACTGCGCTGCCGGTTGAATCGGAAAGGTCGTCGGGATTGACCGCGAAGGTCTGCTGGAAACCGACCAGTTGCTGGAAGGCATTGCCGACCGTTCCCATCGAATCCGTCGTATAGAGGTTCTTCTGCACATCCAGGTTGAGGGGCACTCTGGGCTGGATGAGCTGCCAGGCAATCTGCAGGATGTCGGCGGCGCTCGAATAGGTCGTCATCTCGTCGAAGAAGTCCTGCAACCCGAGGAATCCTCCCTTCAACCAGCTCAGTTGGCCGTTGTAGCCCAACTGCTGGAGGAACGGGAACTTGGACAACTTCTCAATGACCGAGACCGCGATCGGCATGTCGTAACTGGCTGCCACACTCGCCGCGATGTTGTCCTGGGGATCTCCGTTGGCCATTAACCACCACCAAAACGACGTCCGGCACTGCCAAATCCAGGCCGGGTTGAATTCTGAAAGAAGCTGGTGCGGGAAGGAACGCGACCATTGCCGGCGGACCCAGGTGAGTTGACAGGTGCCACGGTGTAGCTCTGTCTCGCCATGTGGAGCAAACGGTACTGCTCCTGCAGGTTGCTTTCTGGTTTGGTTCGCGCAGGAACACCGGAGGTCTCGCGTTTGAGTTCACGCATCCTCTCGGTGGCAGCCGGGGCTGGCGGCCCTGGTGCCTGGACAGGTGACGCCGCCTGCTGGCTAATTACAGTGGACGGCAATCCCCAGCCTGACACATGGGCGATTTGTATCAAACGCCTGACGGTTTCCTTGGTGTGCCAGAGACCGTAGTTCAATTCGATTCCCAGCATCGACAACATGAAAGCATCGAGATCGTGATCGCCGGAGTCGGCATCAGTCGAGTAGGTGTCGGCAGCTCCGCCCTTGGTCCAGGTCTTGACCCGGAAGCCACGAAGCTGTTCTTCGAGCAGTGCATACTCGCGCGAAACCTCCACCAACTCCATCTCGAAGGCCATGACCACGCCCTCGACCATGAACGGCTTGGTGCGCCGTTTGAGAATGTCGTCCTTGGGGTTGGGCAGGTACTTCGAGTCAGGGTCCCGGTTGGGAACCAGAGCGTTGGTCTCCAGCTTGGCGCCGAAGTCGACGACGTTGATGTACTTCAGCTTCGCGGTGTCCGAATCGAATGTGCCGGCCTGAACGCCGATGTCCTTGATGAGTTCGTCCTGAACGAAGCCGAAGCCGGCATCGACGTACACATAGTCGCAGTGCCAGAGCTTGTTCAGCTCCACGATCCTGTTGAAGGACTTCTTGGTCGTTGCCTTGTCGTCGTCGATCGCTTCGTGGTGAACCACGCGCCGTTTGCGGGTGGTGGGGTCGTATTGGGTGACCACAATCCGGGTGCCGGTGCCCTTGCCGTTCCAGTCGATCCCCATCACATGCCGCTTGTTCGGGTCATAGATGAGAGTCTTGAGGCTGTAGGGCTTCATGGCCCAGTCAACGAAGGCAGACTTGAACACGCCGGCGGTGGGATCGCCGAACTCGGCCAGCCACTCGTGACGATACTTCTCGAGGGTCTGGGCCTCGGCCAAACAGACTTCCTCGTTCAGCTGATCGGTCCCCCAGTTCGGGTGATCCATGATCGGGTGGAAGAACTCTTTGTAGTCCGGCAGCTTGTTGCACATCTGCCAGAACATCCCGCGCAGGCCGGTCGGGGTCGAAGAGCCGTGGAAGGTGATGTTCTTGAACCGACGCATCAGCGGCATGATGGCCTGGTAATCCTTGTCCGCCAGGTAGTCCTGCTCCTCCAGCCGGATACGCCGCGGGGATTGGCTACGGACGGAATCTGCGCCCTTGCCGGACTTCGATCCGGCCGTGAAGATCTTGATGACCGATCCGTTGCCGAACCGCATGTAGTAATAAGGTTGCTGCTTCTTCGAGATCAGGAAGTCGTTGCCGCCGAGCGCCGGAGAGTTCTCGATCTGGAAGACGATCTCATCCCACCACAGTTGGGCTTGCGCCTGGGAAGGCGCCACCACCATGACTTCGGTGTTCTTGTTGATGCTGATGAAGTGGAGTTCTTCGATGACGCCGCAGAGGGTCTTGCCCAGACCACGGCCCCACCTGTCGACCTTGCGCGGGGAAGTGCAGCGGAGCGCCTCTTCCTGGTACACGCGCGGCGCGCAGGGCTCGATGTTGCCCTGATCGTCCCGCAGAACCATGTACCTGGTGGACCAGAACGCCGGATCGTAGATCTCACGGATCTCGTCCAGCTCCATATCATCACCACGGGTGCGCAGGTCAGCCTGCATCGCCTCGTAATCGGGAATGTCATAGACACCGAAGCACTTGATTCCGAATCCTTTGCCAGGATGCTTCTGCTTGTAGCCTGCGACACAGTCCTGGCACTGCTTACAGCCCAAGATCCGGCGCAGGATTCCCTCCTGGTCGGTGCCTGCAGCTTCGTGATCTCGTTTGATGGTGTTGGCAAAGAATGTCTGATCATCCGGCGTGAGGCCGGCAACCAGATCCGCCAACGGAACGAATCCGGTACTCAAGTGGGATTCCTTGGAGAGATCCGCTGATTTGCCAGGCTGGCTCAGCGGACGAAGCCTTTGTAGGGTGCCTACTCTGGGTAAACACCAACTCTTAGCCGGTGCGGCGAACCGAGAGGGTGATGGAGCCGGCGCCGTCGTAGTTCGAGACCTGAAAGACCAGGGAACCACCGCCGATGAGCTTGCGCTGCTCGGCAAAGCCGGCATACAGGTTGCCGCTGTTGAGAGTTGACACATTGTTCCAGGTGGCGACGACTGTTTCGCCGTCCGCGAGGAAGACCGTGATCGTGCAGCTGGTGTGCAGATCGCTGAAGGTCGCATCCAACTCGATTGCGTTGGCGGCAACGTCGATCAGCCCCGAAGTTGCATTTGCCGTGATGGCCGTGAACACGGGAAGGCCTGACTCGAACTGGGTCGGCAGATCACCCACGCCGAAGCCGGCAAGGTTCCCGCCATAGACAGGATGGGGTGTATTCAACACAGCACGCGGGTAGTTCAGGTACGAACAGCCGGGAGCCGGGTTGGGAATGGTGACGGGAGATCCCATGAGGCACTCACTTTCCGAAGGTTGAAGGTGGGGTTAGACGCGCTTTGCAAGGGCACGGGCTCCGAGCACAGAGCCGGCTCCGAGGACACCGAGGGTTGCGCCGATCCGGGCGGACCGGGCCTTGTCCTGATTCCCGCCAATGGACCAGTTCTTGTAGGCGCCGCCGACTCCGCCGGCAATGCCAGCACCGGCGACGATACCTGTGCCAATCGCGGCATTCCTTGCAATTCCAGGTTGCGACACCCGGCCAGCCGTCCATTTGGCTGCCGAGCTGAGAGAACTCCAAATAGCATTGAGTGGGTTGTTCACTTTGTCTCCATTACCGGTGAAGGAAGTAGGCCTCTTGGCCCAGGTAACGGCGGGCCGCCGAAGTGGCGCCGCTCATCTCATAGAAAGCCTGCATACGCAGGCGTTGGGCAGTCTCCGTGTCGGTGTAGTGCCCACCAAACTCCAAATGGCGGATCTGCCGACCAAGGTCAGTCACGGCGCGCACGGTATTTCTGGCACCTGCTCCTATCGCTGCATCCGGATAGAGGGACGCCAGCCATGCGAGAGTCCCAATCCCAGGTATAGAAATGCCAATTGCAGCCGCCGCAGTTGAAATCCCCATTGCCATTGCCCCTTGGAGGACCGGAGCAACTGCTACACCTGCTCCGATTCCCAAAGTCGTCGGAACGATCTCGCCGCGCTGGGCAGAAGACATTTCCTGCGCCATTGATTGGACATCGAGGGTAGAGCCAGGAAGCCCTACAGAAAGAGCGGCTCTTTTCCAATAGGGCGCTGGGATCGATCCAATGAACTGGACGGTGTTGGTGAAGTTGCTCTGCGCAGACTGAGTGAGCGTCGCCAGCATTAGTGCCGCCTTGAATGAAGACCAAAGACCACGTCTCCTGTGGCATTCATCGAAGCCATGCGCCGGCGAACACCGGGCTCTGTCTCATAGCCTCCAGAACCGTCACTGACGGCGTGATCCTCGGCAGCGAAGGAATCTTCGTGTGTAAAGGCGCGCGTCGCAGTGCCTGCTCCAATGGCAGCGGCCGCCACCAGGGCCGCCTTCGCATACCAGGGAGATCCGCCCCAGAGTTTCGTCGCTCCGCGGGCAGCCAGAGTCGTTACGCCCCCGATGGCCGCGCCAGCAGCAGCTCCTCTGACGGGGTCGTCACTCAACTTGGAACCGATCAGGCCCCCGGCGACCGCGCCGAAGCCAGCCATGGTGAGAGGGTGACTCAGCATCCCGGTTAGTCCCTTGCTCTGAAAGGCTCGGCTCATGGACCGGGTGGCACTCTCGCCGATGCCCCTGGCAGTTCCCCAGGCTGCGGGAGCCAGGATGTCACGGCTCTTCCACGCGAACGCCCCGACGCCGGCGGCCACGGCGGCCGTAGCCCCGCCTTGAACAATCGAAAATCCAAGCCGTTCAGGAACAGGATCATCCTGAGCAGCGGCACTGGCGCGCGAAAAGCCGAACGCCCAGCCAAGAACTGCGGAGCCGGACATGACGGCGAGTGTTGCTGGAGCAAATCTGGGCAAATTGTCTTCCGAATCTGTTGGTTACGCGGCAGCCCGGAGAGCGCGTTGGGCCCATATAGAGAAGCCCGCAGCACCCACAGCGCCGGCTGCACCTCCATACAGTGCCCCTCTTCCCATGGCGCTGACTTTATGGTTCTTCCGTCCGACGATTGCGCCTACGGCTGCGGAGCCGGCAGCAAACTGAGCACCTCCAGAGACCGCGGCAAACCCGGCAACTCGCCAGTTCGTTGCCCCCAGTGTGCTTATGATCGGATTGAAGGGATTGTTCACTTCGGACTCCTGGAAGCTGTCTAGTATAGGGTTCTGTTGAGCATCCCCGAACCGGCTTCTGTAAATTACTGCAACGCCGTTTTACCGGCGTTGCGAAGCAGCAGCCGTGATCAAAACGTGCCTGAATGAGTGACTTGGCAGCAATTGAGGCTGTTGTCGAGGCGAATGCCTCATAAAATCGGTTACCATAGTCTCAACTCACAGTGAGCCTTTCAAGAGGACACAACCCGCCATGGCCTCCGAAGGTGCCAGTTCGGTCATCAAGCCGGTCGTCATTGGCGGCGTCACCATTGGTGTCGCAGCCTTAGCTTTGACCACCGGCGGTCTCCTCGGTGTCGCTACAGTATCTGTTCTCGGCCGGATCTTCGGCACGGCCCTTGGTGAGTCCGCCAAGAAACTCACCGAAAAAGGCGTCGAGACATTCACCCAGAAGTTTCTCGATAAGGCTGCCGAGCCGGCTATAGATGGTTTTCGAAAGGCCCATCCCACACTGGAAGATATTTACCGAGAAGCATTCCGCCTAAGCCTGTACAGTATCCGTCCCAAGAGCGAAGCCGCAAGAGAAGGAATGTTTTACGCAGAGACTGTGAGGCTTGACCTCATCAGCAGCGACCGGATTAGCAACGAATACGCCGACTGGTTCGACAATTGGGACGCCGCCCTAAACAAGGAGATCATGCCCAATCTTGAGGGCGTTAACCTCGAAGAAATCGATCAGTCCCGCACCAACATCGATGCAGCAGCCCGTTGTTTCAAACTCGCCATGGAGCGCATCGACGCCCAGGGCGCAATGCTCCGTTCCAAATCCAATAAACTGTCCATCGCCACTCGAAACGCTCCAGAAGAGTTGCTCAACCATTTGAAGAAGTACCTCCCAGGGCGTTTCCCACAAATCTTCCGCGCACTACTCGTTATGCCTGACAACGTTGCGGCCATGAACGAGAGCGAGTTGGCATTCAGGGATCAATTCCAAGCCTCTTTCGAACAAATCACGGAAGACCTGGAAGAAATCAAGGAAACGGCTGCCAATGTCGCCGAAGACACCGCCGCCATCCGCGAGTTGCAGGTAACGCAAACTGAACACCTAGTCACCATAAGCGAATCGATCGCACGCCTATACGACTTAGCCAGGGGAGTTGTTGTACAGAACGGCATTCAGCAGGCTCGTGCGGTGCATCTGTACGATCCAACAATGCCCCTTCTTCTGCCGGCTACCGCGAGTCTCCCGATAGCAGCCTGGCCGAGAATGTTAGAGATAGAGCCTGACTACACATATTGCCGTGACAAGCTCGTCACTGCCATCATGGGTGGAGAATACGAGGAGGCTATTCAGCAGTACTGGACTCTGATTTACTATACCGGCACTCGCGAACTGTGGGTAGATAACGCATACCTCACGCAGCGTCTACTGGAGCTCGCAGGTAAAGAGCGGGACTTCAGAACTATCGGTCTTTTGCAGGCAAAGGGTCTAGCGTGGCCTCTAATGCATAAGGGGCACTTTCCCCAAGCAAAGAAGGTCCTCCATGATGCCTTTCAATCACTCCTAAGCGCAAAAGCTGGCGTCGAAATGGGGGTCTTTTACGAGTACATGGCAGACATGGCAGCTGCAAGCGGGAATCTCATAAACGCAAATGGTCTTTACTCCGAGGCTCTTCGCAGGTTGAAGGATCTCGATGCACACAAGGTGGATCTGAAGAGACAGCTCGCAAATGCTCGTTACAAAGATATCTCCACAGCAAAGAGAATCGATGATCTGGAACACCTGACCGATGAATACAGCCTTATTAAGAGTTATCGTGAAGGCGTTGTCCAGATGGAGACGGCCGCAAGTTACTACGAGTTGAATGCACCAGAGGCCATTACTGTGGCCGAATCAGCCTATCATCTCTTGAGCAATGGAGTCAGGATGCCAACCCAAGTTGTGCGGGCTAAGACTCTCCTTGAGCGGATGCAGCGTGGACAGACAATTAACTCTCATTTCTCAAAATGGAGCAAAGCCGTACATGTTTAGGACACTTGAAGCATGTGAACTGAAGCGAGACCCTCGCGCGATAGCGTACTCATTCCAGAACATCCCGTCGGGATATCTTCGCATATCGATAACCGATGTGTGCAACATGAATTGCACCTACTGTCACAATGAAGGCCAAGTGGGAATAAAGTCTCATTTCATGACGGTTGACCAGCTTCGGTTTATCGTGACGAATGGGCTTCGTTTTGGGCTCGTCAAGGTTCGACTTACTGGAGGAGAGCCACTGCTACATCCACAATGCCATGAGATGCTCAGGGTGCTCAAGCGTGAAATTCGCATCCCCACCGTTGGATTCAATACCAACGGCATCCGAATCGATTCCTTGCTTCCCATCGTTTCCGAAAAGCTGCTCGACGACGTCGTCGTCGGTCTCGATTACAATGACGGCGCTGTTTCAAAGGACTCAGATGTCGGCCTACACTCAGAAGCAATTCTGGAACATATCCTCGCGCTAACTAGTCTTGGACAGAACGTCAGCATAGCATGCGTGTACGACGGCGACTATGATCGTTTGGAACGACTTGCTGCTTGGTGCTTATCGAATCATGTTCCACTGAAGGTACTGGAAAAGACGGGTACAAAGGTTGAATCGGATATTTGTCCAGTATTCGCTTCTATGGCGCAGAGGATTGTAAAGCGCTTTTCGCTCGACGTCGGCTTTTTGGCCACATCGCGTGCTTACTATGGCATAGCCAACAGCGTACCGAGCATCTACTTCTTGCGATCTCATTGTCGTCTTCGTGAGTGCGTTCTCTGCAGCAAGATTCACGTTCGTGTCACTTCGGATGGCTTCGCCAAGTCATGTATTCAAGAAGACTTGAAGTATCCACTCTTAACCGGCTCCTTCGATGACAGTATGCTTAAAGTTCTGGCCAATCTAGGTTTTCCGCCAGAAACGAGGCAAACAAAGGCGGGCGTTTGATGCCTAAGAAACCGAGCGCCAAGATCGCGCCACCTTTCCGTACCGACAAACGGCGCGCAATCAGCGGCGAGCGCACAAGCATGAACGTGTGGGCTAGGAAGCTGATTAAGAAGGGTGGCCCAGCCAAATCCTTCGGCTTGGCGGTCCTTGACGAGGATGAAGAGAAGCTAGGAAGAGTGAGATCGCTAGCTGCGACGATCGGCCTCCCGATACTGGACACGCTTGTATTCCGGCTTCCATCCGATGCTAATCATCTTTTCCATGCCATTTCTAAGCAACTCGAAGGCGGCTGGAATGTATCGTTTCGCGTGATGAACGAGGACAGCGGCGCCCTGGTATTTCGTGATCTTGATGTGGATGTTAAGGCTGTCAAATCCGAGTTATCCAAATTGCCAAGTGGTCACAAGTTCAGGGCAAGTATAAGCCCTTATAAGCCCGCCTCCATTAGCGGCACGCTCTTGGTGAGACCGGATGATCTTGTGCTAGAGATAGTATATGGTCCGCACTTCTGGCTCACTAAGAGCCTACCGGATGGCGTCCAGATGTTCAGATGCTGCTACACCGCTCCTGATGTCTCAGTTCGCTACTCAACCGGAGATGCGAAGCATAGAGCGATACTGCATAGGCATCTCGAGGACATTACGCGTTTGGCACTTGGACTGAATATCAGACATGCCCGCGAAGCAGGTAGGCCAGTTTATGCAGAATACATCTGGCGAGAGGATTTCGGTTATCGTTTCCTGGATTGCTCGTACGCGTCCGTATGGACGACGTTGGGCTGTGACTCGAGACGAGTGTAACGTGGTGTTGACAATATGCGCATTCCGCATGTTGTTCGGAACTGTCAGCGGCAAAATCGTTTCGACGTTGGGAGAGTTATTGCCTTGAATTGGCCCCACGCTTCCTTATGCTCGAACACTGAAGGCAATGGAGATTGGGGAAGTCCGGGCTTGATTGAGCCCTGCAAAATCACGTCCGAGCACAATAGCAGGGGAACTTCAGCAATGCGTCTGTCCGGAATGCGACATCGATATCCATGCCTAGAATTGAATGGGACGCTTTGAGATGAGAGCGACTTCCCTAAGAGTTCTACTCCTCAGTATCGGATCGCCGCGGCAAGAGCGGAATGAACCGATCGGGATCGATACGCTTGCCGCTGTGCTTATCGACAGATTCAAGGAGTCGGTCGACGTGCGACTCTGGTTTGGCGAGACAGATAGCGTTTCGGCCCCAGAGGAGATTGTGAATCACCGCCCAGACCTTATAGGAATATCAGCCAGCATCGGGAACGAGGATAGTCTCGATAAGATCGTTTGCCAGATAGCATTGGCGAACGACGATCGTCAGCCTCTGATCGTTGTTGGCGGAACCTTGCCGACGTTTGTCGGTGAGGGGGTGTTACTTGCGCATCCTGAGGTTATATGTGTAGTTGGTGAGGGTGAAGAAGCATTGTCGTGTCTAGTATCCCTGATGATTGAGAATGATTTCTGCGATCCCGATTATATAAAGGAGATGTGCGTTGGCAAAGCGGTTCCAAATACTGCAGTCATGTTGCACGGTAAGATTCATATTAATCGGCGGCTTCGCAGCGATCTCCGCACTATACCTCCCCCCACGCGGCAATTTGTTAGGAAGATCCTTGCACAAGGCGGCCTAGTTAGCATTGAGGCCAGCAGAGGCTGCTCTTGGAGTATGTGCACCTTCTGTGGAGTGGGTCAGAAATATGGTTCGAACGAGTGGCGACCGTTCCCGTTGGAGAGGGTAGTGGCAGACATCAGGCGACTTGCCGCGCTTGGTGCACGGAAAGTCTACTTTACAGACGAGGACTTCGTAGGTCCGAATACAGAAAGAGCTATTAAATTGTGTGACCACATTGCGGTGATGAAATCTGACGGTGTTATTCCGGGTGATATGTCTTTCTTTGTAGATGCCAGTGTCAATACTCTGCTCTCTCCGGAGTCGCCGCGTCGTATAAATCAATCGTTGCTGGCTAGGATGAAGCGTGCGGGAATTGACGAAGTATTTATCGGATTGGAATCCGGTAGTAAGTCCCAGCTTCAACGGTACGGAAAGAATCACACGATAGATGAGGCGCGAGAGTGCGTGATGGCGCTTTTGCATTCTGGCTTTCGAGTTGATGTTGGTTTTATCATGTTCGATCCTGAGATGACGTTGAGTGAATTGCGAGAGAATGTCGAGTTTTGTTGGGACATAGGCATCTATCGAAGCGTTGCGCGACTGTCGAAGCGACTGCGCCTGACTCCGTACACAAAACTTGCCAGGAGACTCTGCGCGAAGAGTTGGGTTTCACCGATTGCCTCGGTTGACCAAGCCGCTTTTGAATACAGTTTCTGCTCCAGTGCCATTCAGTTGGTCTACAATGCTTATCGTAAGTGGGAGGCGGAGTACTTGCCAATAGCTTATGGGATTCAAAGAGCATTGCGACAGGAGAACACTGCAGTCGCAACTGATGCTTTGCGAGAACGTCTAAACTGGTTAAGATGCCTCGATTTGATGGTTTTGGACAAGTGCGCTGGAGCGGTTGAGCGTGATGGTAGTGAGCAGACGAGTAAACTCAGTGCGATATGCGACGAATACCTGCTAAAGCTGCGGGAATGGGTATCAACAAATATGTAATCCGTTGTTTCGCAAAAAGCGGATATCACTGGATTAGACGTGGCCAAGGCTGAATTCGCGCTCACCATTCTCGATGACTTTCTCTGATTGGTCCTAAGAACGTCGATGTCGCCAGGAAACGTTCTCAAATGGTGCGAACCGACGCTCTCATAGCCTTCACCTTCGATGCTCTCTTGAAGCGTCTGCAAAGTCTCGTTTCAGGCGACTTCAGTGAGACAGCCTGAATTCGCCAACAGCATCAGTATAGGAATCAAACCCCGCGGAGCCTGCGGGTGCCGGCGGTCCTGGCTGAACGCGCGACTCCGCCGACCACGGACCGGCTCATGCCTGTCTTCATGACACGGGTGGGCATCGCGGCCAGTCCGGCCTTTCGTGCGGGCTTCTTGATCTGTGCGGAGAAGGGTCTCATGGTCCTGTCCTGCTGAATGCGACAACAGCGCGCCGGTGATAGACGCGCTGTCGGTTGGTGTTCCTATCTGTTATGGGTTAAGCCGCTCTCGACCGGTTCTTGATGTTGAAGCCGACGGTGGTCCGGTTCTGGCGCGCTGAGACGACGAAGTTGGTGGGACCATCCTCTTCATCGAGAATGATCGCAGCCATCGCCTGGCGGTTGAGGTTGTAGCCGCGGCCTTCATGCCATCGATCTGCCGCCGACAGCGACGGGCAGGTGTAGTGCATGATGCCACCGTCGTCCTCAAGCACTTCGCCATGGGTGTGTCCGGTGACAAAGATCTGATGGTCGGTCTGGGCCCATTCCTGGCGGCGTTCGTTGGCCATCAGGGTGGGCAGGTCGGAAAGGTTGACGTCGTTGCCGTGGGTAGCGCCGATCAGCGTGTTGTCGCAGACGTAGTAGTTGCGGCTCATCAGGCTGTCGATGATCTCCACATCATCGTCATTGCGGTACCAGGCTTGCAGGTACTTCATCAAGGCAATGTCGGAGTGGTGATCGTGGTTGCCGGGACAAGGAAGAAGCACGATCGGTGCTACCTGACGAAGCCAGTCGCAGAACTCGATCTTGAACTCGAGGCCCTCGCTCAGGATCATCTCGGGTGTGCCATCCAGATCCTGAGGTGTGCCGCGCGTTGTGCTGCCGAACTGATTGTCCACATGGAACCAGTCGGAACCGAAGGGAACGACGATGCGAGTGGGGCGGCCACGCGCCACCAGACTGTTCAGGATGTTCTCGGTGTGGAACTTCAGAAGCTCCTTACAACTCTGCCGTGTGTAGCTGTGGCCGGCTTCGTCGAACCAGGATCCCTTTCCATAATGGAAGTCCATCGGCAGGAACACGGCGGAGAACGGCCTCGACGCACGCACAATGTTCACCAACTGTGGGCGGTAGTCTGGAACGAAGCGGTTGGCCCAGTCGTCGACAACCCGTGACACCGAATGCTCAAAGTTGTCCCACAAGGCAGCCCGTTTCTTGATCTCCTTCCAGGACTTCTCGTTCATGGCGGTGAAGACCGCCCGGCGCTTCATGTTGTAGAGATCTTCGACCAGGTCGTCGGTGGTCCGCTCGATCAGTTCTTCGGCTGAGAAGGGCTCCTTGTCGTGGGTGATGCCGTGGATGTGCAGATACTGGATCAGCCAGGCTCTGGGCATGCCGAAGTCGCGCGCAATCTCATTCAGGGTGGAACTCTTCCCAACCATGTTGGAATAGGCTTCACAGATGGCGCGGTGCTCGGCGCCGGAGGTCACGATTGGCTCGCCCACGCCACGGATCACCGTGATGTAGCGATCCTGGTCCTTGTTGTACCAGTACCGTTGGCGGATGTCGTTACCCACCACCTTGGAGAGCAGCCACTGCCGTCCATTGACGGAAGTGGTGGGCTGCGCATCCGATTTCGACGGATCCTCAGCTTCTGCCTCGGCGGTGGTCTTGAAGGTTCCAATGTCGACAGGAGAGGGGGAAGGCTTTGCGGCGGAAGCGCCATGATGCCCTACACGCTTGTCTTTCCTGCCTGTAGGGTTCGCCCTGCGCTCGACTGTGTCAGGAGAGCAGTTGTACTTCTTGGCGATCTGTTTGACGTTCAACCCAGTCTTGAGTTCGGCTGCAACCTGCGCGCTGGTAATGCTTGCTCTTGGTCTGCCGCGTCCTGACATTCTTACCTCTTGGGGGGATTCACCGGGCCAACCTTTCAGTTGGCCCGGCGAGTACGGGTGGATTTGGGTCCATCTCCGTGTGGGGATCCGTCTAATCCTCGTTGCTTGACTTGATCGCTCTCAGCTTGTCGGCCCGTGCTGATTGCTTGCTGGCGATGTCCTTGCCAGACCCCTTGCCTTCCGCCTTCTCCCTCTTCCACTTCTGCTCAGGAGTCAGCATCCAATCTTTCAAGATCATTCTGCGCTGGGTCTGCAGTGTTACCAAAAGCTCGACGTTCGGGTGGATGACTTTCTCCCAGGAGATAGGAAGGAATGTCTCTGGGTGAACATCCTTGGGATTGGTCACCGTGAGGCGAGCTTCATCTCCTTTGCTCAGGATGTGCAACGAACGCTGCATCTGCAGGTCGATCCAGCAGAGATCGGAAATAGCGACCCGGTCAGATTCCTTCGCCAGGACCGGGTCGGTGGAAAGCTCTCTGCACCAGGCGTTGAAACGCTCTTCGACAATCAGGCGTTCAACGGGACACATCTTGTCCGCAGGGGCCTTGTGCATCCGGAGCAAGGGACACTTCGACGAGTACGGACACTTGTCCTCGTCCGCTACATTCTCCTGGTTGCCGGGACACATGAGCACAGCTCCGGCTGCTGGACCAAGAATCCGCAGCGCAGACTGGTAGTTGTCGAGTTCCTGCTTTTCCTCAACAGTGAGGCCGAGATCCTCGCTGGTGGCGAGGAGGCCATTCACATTCTCGGTGGGGACGGGGAAAAGGGCCAGGTCTTCCGGAATCGGAATAAGACCAGAAGTTGCCATACATACCTCCCTAGTATAGGGATTATTGCGGGCAGTTAGTCCATTGAGTGGAAGGCTCTTACAGAGAGGAACTCGCCGGCGGGAACCGGCGAGTCGGGGCAGCGCAGATTACTTCTTGGGAGGATCTGCCGGGGCCGGAGAGGCAGGCGTAGCGGCCGCGGCGGGCTTGGCAGCCTCGGCCGGAGCATCGGAAACGATCGTCAATGTCTTGAAATCAAGGTGATGGCCGGGATGATCGGCGATGATCTGCTCAGCCAGCTTCTCGCCATCCTGATTGACCGAGTCTTCCTCGCGCTGCAGGTCCACCTTGTGCTGGGTGTAAAGGCTCAGCTTGAGCTTGAGATTCTCGATCTTGAGATCCTCGACCTCGCTGGGCTTGACCAGCGCCGTCGAAGGTTGAGCCGGCGCGGCCGCGGGTGCAGGCTTCTGCGCGATCGCCGGAACAGCCAGCAGCAGAAGGAACAGAATTGAAAGCAGTGTTTTACGCATTGGTGCCTTTCTTTGAGACGGGTTCATCTGCCTGCAGTGTGGATGGCAAGCGGGGAGATACCAAAGGCCCGCTTAGCGCTGACCAGGACGACAGGTGCAGGCTGCACGATCGGGCGTTGGGCCTTGATGCGGTCGAGCGCGCGGTCGAAGTCGAAGCCGCAGGTGTAGAGATAGGTCGCAACCAGCACCGGAGACCGGCTGATGCCGGCGTGGCAGTGGGCCAGGACGGTGCCTCCGCCGAGCAGCGCGCGACGTATCCAATCGACAGCCGAGTAGAGCTTCTGGACATCCCAGTCGTGTCCGTCGAGCTGGTCCATCTGGATGATGCTGGTGACGCATCTGGACGGAATCGTGAGCTGTTCAGTGGTGCAGTTGCAGATGTGGGTGATGTTGTGTGGGTTGCCGGACCTGAGGTCCTCAGCGTCCTTGAAGCCGCCCAGAAAAAGGCGGTCAAGGACTTTGGTGAGCGGGAAGGCGTTGCGATAGCCGGTTTGATCGAGGGGCACGGATTCTTCCTAAGGGTTGTGGAACGGGAGGTCTGCGCTTGCGCGCCATTCCTCCCGTCTTGTACTGAGGCTTGGGATGGGGAACAAAGACGGGAGAGATACAACTGAGAAAGGGCCTCTGGCGTACAGAGAGCAACCCTAGATAGGAAAGACCCGGTGCTCGGAAACATCGGAAAGCGCCGGCGGGACGTGGATCAGACAGCGGTGGGTCCGCATCAGCATGTCCTTCCCGAAAGCAACCACCCACTCGGCAACCTGGTCGCACTGGACAGCTTCGTGGTTCTTGTATTCGCACATGGGAGCCACATCACGATCCCAGCAGCCTTCGATGGTTCCAGGCCGGTGGCAGAGTGCGACGTACTTGCCGGCCTTGCGGCGCAGGCGGTACTCCGGCGCCTCGGTATCGTGGCAGTAGAAGCAGAACAGCGGCGTGTCCGGCGGCACCAGGACGGTGCGGAAGCCGGCGGCCGTTGCCGCAGCGAGATCGGTCAGCTCTGCAAAAAGATGACCGAATGGCAGATCGCTGAACAGGTCAGCAGGCATCTCCACAGCATGAACACCCTGCTGGGTGATGGCGGGATTGTCCGAGTTATCGAGCACTACACCACCTCCGCAGCAGCGAGCAGCTTAACGCCAGTGAGAACGAAGTCGGTCATGTGCAGGCCAGCTTCGAGTTCCTGGTTGAGGATGTACTCACGGACTCGATCCACTGACACCTGGGCATCAGGACCGCCGAGAACAGCGATCGTGTCGGCAACCACCCGGGCATTCTCCAGGCTGGGGTCATGAACCACGCCGCAATCGGGGCACTTCAAGTCTTCTTCGGTGATCAGCTCAGCCGGCATCTTGGCTTCAAAGTCAACTGCCCAGATGCGGTCCGCTGTGGACACATTGTCAGCTACAAGCAGCTTGGCGATGTCAATGGCTGTGGTGGGGTGGGCGCTCAAATGAATTCTCCTGTGGCCGGTTTCCGGCCTCATGTTGAGAATGCGATTCGAGAGCGATCTACCAAAGGGAGGGCGGGGCGATTCTCGGTTCAACCCTGCTGCTTTGAGTAATACTCAATATAAGAGTAGCTCTATAAGAGCTACTCTCTTTTAAGTGTAAACTCAATAGTAAGTATTACTTACAATTAACAATTGAGTGAAACTCACTATTAAGAAGCATCGCACCTCGACCGGCAGGTGTCAAAGGTTCAAAGGGTTTTTGGGTCAAAATAGATGCCAATCTAAGGTGTTCACCCTACTGGACAGATCTGTGAGTAGACCTCAAGCATCGAGTATCCGCTCACCCATCCCCAGTTCCGCCGGCCCCCTTCCCTCCCACCAAAAGGAAACCCCGTCCGAAGGCGGGGTTCCAGAGGTTTGGATAGTGGGTCTATGTGAATACCACTATCTACTCATCGGTGCTGGCCTCACGTGTCGGATAGGGTGTATAGGTGGCCGTGCAGAGCGTATCCAACCCGAAATCCGTCTGATCCTCCAGCAACTCGTCGAGCGCGAACACTGGCTCGCCGACGTCTTGCAGTTTCGGGCTCATCGCGTGTTCGTCCACGACAACTGCCGAATGAACTTCCCATTGCTTTGTGAGGTCGAGCTTTGCCCAAGCAAGCACTGCATCGAGATTTTCTCTGAGCCAATCCACACGATGCTGATGCTTTTTGATCATCGACCGGTGTTGAGGCGTTGTTTCGGTCAGAGCGCGCAGTTCCGCTGCCAATTCGAACGGTGTCCGTGCGAACGCCAGATTCTTGCACTCCAGGACGTATATCCTGCCTTGTTCCTCATCGATAACCAGAACGTCAATATCGCCGGGCGACTGGATGGAACCCTTGCCCGTCCCGATCTTCTTGAGTCGGCGATGCACAACGAGCGTCGGCTTTTCCGCGAGGCGATCAGCGACTTCATCGTTGAACGCTTCCCCTTCCCGGTTGGCGTGGCGGCTGACCAGTGCCTTCATCGCATCGCTCGTTGCTTGCATGCGCCCGCCGAAACAGGTTTGCAAGAGGTACAGGTGAGCTTCCTTCATGTGGCGATGGCCCCAGACAAGCCATGTCCCATCCTGCTCTTCCACAAGGAACGGCCGCCGCAGATAGGACAATCGCCGCCCATACCGCCACGGGTACACGTCCTCAGCTCGATAACCGCTTCCAGGCTTCAGGAAATTGTTCCGCGGCCGGTACAGGAACATCTCCAATGCAACTTCCACCTGTTGCCGATCCCATCCGTCCTGCGTAGCGAATGCGGCTACAGCGTCCTCATACCTCATCCGCACGATGGGAGGATTTCGTAAACCCATCTCGATTGCAAACGAAAGAAGTTCGACCAGCTTCGACAGGGGGAAGCCAAACTCGGTTTGCGTCGCGGTTTCAACTTCCTGCCGCCAATCCTCGCTCGCGGGAGCAGGCTGCTGCCAATGCCGGCGGAACCGGTCGGCGGCCTGTGTTGCTTGAGCCGTTGCGAAACGCATCCGGTAATCCTGCATTGCCGCGCGATATTGATCTGGGCGGAATCCCAGCCGCCCCGCACCGAGCATATCGACATCGACGCGAGCGATCTCGAAGTGCACGATGTCGCTGAGCATGCCGTACGTCGTGATGATCGCCGCCCGAGACAGCAGCGCGTCATAGACACCCAGGCTCATTGGGCGGAGACCCGTCGGGGGCCGAGCCGCCACGTACTCGATGAGGAACCGTCCTGCCACGGCTGCTTCAGACTGTTCCGAGAGCCCGTCCGAGACTTCCTTGAGAAACTCCGGCGACTGACCGAAACATGCAACCCGCGTTGCCATCAGCAGCTTGGCTCTGGTTGAGCTGCTCACGTTCGATTCGTGACGCAAGACAATCCACTCCAACAGGCCTTCAGGCGAGAGCGATGCCACCATCTCCGTGAACTGCTGAAAGCAGAATGAGACGATCTCGTTGATCACAGCCGGAGTTCGTGCCGGATCGATGGGGCCTACGGCGAATTGCTGGTCACGACGAAAGTGGTCTCCGATAGGATCAAGCAGCAAGTTCTTGTCGACCTCCTGCACAGGGCGCGGGTGCGGCAGACCACGACCATCGAGTTGCGGCACATTTCCTGCATTCAAGACGAAGACCTTCTTCTTCAACCCTAACGAAGCGAAGTTATCGATGGTGTTCGCGAGAGCATGTTCGCGCAGCGCCCGCGCAACGTCGTGGTCCGTCAACCTCCGTATAGCGAGCAGGATTTCACGCATGAAAAGCCGTTCGCCGGCATTGTCCACGGTCGCGAGGGCGTCTTCTATCGCCTTTTCGAATCGAACGACGATCACGCCGCGCTCTGAGTCGGTTTCGGTGACCACAATCGGATGTTCGGCATCCGTCACGCCGGTGGGTTCGTCCGGGTCATCGCCTGTCCAGTTTAATTCCACAATCACGCGCAGCACTTCGTGCTTCCTGCGAATGTCCTGCAACACCGGTGAGATCGCCGCCGCAAATTGCCACAGCCAGTAAGCGATGGCATCGACGAACTCCGCATACATACGCCACTGCTCACGGGATACAGGCGTTTCTGGCCCCGTCACCCATACCGGCATCGGCAGTCCTTCCACTAGAAGTGCCAGTTCAGATCCAAGGCGCTCCGATGGCACATAGACAGGAACATCGGGGGACATCAGGCATGCGACCTCGACTAGCTGATTGGCCCCATAAGAGTGCACACCGTGCCAATCTCGCTGCCGAAATACTTCGCGTCGGAGGACTCCGGCCCCCCCGGGCATAAACGAGATCCAGTTCGGCCGATAGTCATCGCTCGCGTAGAATGTGTAGCGGTTCTTCCGATAGAACTCGTACTCGTGGATCACGCCGGTCGGTGCGATGTACGCCTGCTCGCGCGTCGCGGAGCGAACCAGAGTGAATTTCCAGAACGCGAGGTCTTTACCGCCTTCCAGCAAACACAGGGTGCATAGGTCCGCTGCGGGCAGCGCCAAGGTCGGCAGGTCGGGACCGCCAACTCCAATCGCAACGAAGCGCCCAACAGACTGTGTGAGAAGAATCAGGAAAATCTCGTTTACCCAAGGTTGTGCCGCATAGACGTGGTTAGCGACAATATCGAGCCGTGCGCTGAGCGCGTCGTTCAAGCCGGGCGTTTCCCAAAGCCCAAAAGGATTTTGTCGGTCGTAGCCCGACAACGAGTCCGTCACTGCAAGACAGTAGACGATCTTGTCCGTGTCGAGCGAAAGGAAACCGTCGTGAATCACTCTTGGGCGATCAAGCCAATCCGGTACGCGCAGGGGAATCGCGTCGCAGTTCACGTAACTCAGGTGTTCCCGTACGGCCTGCCAAGTTGCGCTGCCGAAACGGTCTGCAAGTTCGTCCGCCACGTCTCTGTCCTGAGCGAGTGCGATGAGTGCATTGCGGAGTGCTGGCAACAGTTCGGTCGGCGAAGCCACGACTACATCCGTTCCCGTTGCGATGATCGGCTTCCGGGATAACAGGCCAGAGATTTGGAAGTCCGCATCGGGCTGCAGATCCTGCTCGGTCGCCATTATAGGTTGCAGGCAGTCCGGCGGCAAATGCAAATGTTCCAAGAAAACACCGAATCCTACACGGCTGAATCGCACCGCACCCCTCAGCCGCGTCAGCACCGTTCCGTCAGGTACCACGATGGCTTCTTGGAAACGGGTTTCGATCAGAGGATTTCTGGTAATTTCTGCCGCAGCACAGATCCGTTCGCTGAGCGCCAATGTTCCGTGGATCAGCCGAGTCGCCATCCTCACGTACTCGCGATCTGGGAAGTTGTCACGGTGAAAAAACAGCGTCTCCAGAATCCGTTTCAGGATGAACGTGGCATGCTCATTGATCCCAGGCAGAACCCTGTACGAGCCGCCATGAAAGCACATCTCTTCGCAGAAGACGCTGTCGAAGGGGTCTTCCGCGTGGGCAATCGTTCCCAGTGCAGGCGAGTTGCAAAGGTTACGGAGCGAGTGCGGCGCAATCCTGCGAGATCGGTTGGATTGTCCGGACGCAATGCGGTAGGCCAAAGCCTCAAGTCGAACGATACGCTCCGCGTTCTCCGGTAAGAGCTGAAGTCCGGCAACGGCAGACAGAAGGTCAATCCGGTTGAAGCCGGAGACGGCCGCGTCCAGAGCAGCGAGATCGTTGATGGGTGGTTGCGTGGCGCACATGCGGAAAACAGGGCCTCATCATCACTAGCAAGTTTATCGCCTCTACTCGATTGGTATCGACACAAGCCGGAAGGACGATCCAGTCGCGATGGTGACTTCTCATTATCGATCGGTCCTAGGCGAGCATGGCAGGAGGGACAGATTACCGAATTTCCGGAGCCGCACAGGACAAGCAGAGTTACTCGTCTTCCTTGCAGGAGGGGCAGCCGAGTCGCTGTCCACGGCAGCAGGGGCATTGTTCAGAATCGCAGCCGTCGCAGTGATACTGTCCAACCACCGCATAGCAATCATGGCAGGGCCGGGGACCCACCAACGGCCATGGCGGCGACTCGTCCCCATACTTAATTCTTCGTCTTCGCTTCCCGTTGATCTTCACCGTCTTGATCTGTTGTGATTCCTGGAAATCATCGAAATACTCGAAGTACATATAGAGGCGAAGTGCCAGCTCGTTGAGCGTCATTCCTAAGCTTGCAGAGGTCGACCGATGAAGTCCTCGAGTCCGCGCAAGGTGCAACTTCTCGAAGCTCTTGCGAACTTCTCGATCCATCGCGATTCCACCAGTGTTCGCATGATGAAGAAGCTGATTGAACTCGGGACTCTTATCCCCGGGTCTGTGGTTTACCGCTCGTAACAGAAAACGCGTTAGGATGGCGTCGGTGTCCTTAATGAAGTCCCAATCGCTGAGAATCTTGACGTCCCACTTGCGGAACGCCACCTCATATTCATGGGCAAATGGATCACTGAAATCACCTGGAACACCCGAGTTTTGCTCCATTCTCCCGAGCACATGGCGACGAAGGAATTTGCTTTGCGTGAAGCGGAACCGATCCTCCAATAGCTGCTGAAAAATCGTGACAATCACAGTACGAATGATGTCGGCCTTCGCTTCCGATTTGAATGAGCAGCAGTAGTAGTAAAGCCCTCTGTTTAGGATCAGTTCCTGGAGCAATGAGTCGATCGCCCCCGGCCGACCGTTGATCATCACGTAGAATCGTCCAGGGCGGACCGATCTAAAGTTTATTTGGACCGGATATTTCCTTCCAACGCTCTGAAGGAATTCGAGGAAGTCCCGGGCGGCGGCGTGATGCCGTGTGGGAACCTCGGCGGTCAGATCGAATCCAGCCATAGCGGTATGGTAAATAGACTATCGAGTTTGACATGAGAGGAGTTTATGCGTTCTTTGCAGCCCACTCCTCGGCGGTGTAGTGAGTCAGGGGCGGCCCATTGTAGGCAGCCAGGCCCTGGGTCTGGCAGATCTCCTGGCACTCGTTGCTGAAGCGCACCATGACGTCGGCGTGCTTGCCTGTGGCGTGGAGTACAGTGCCATCGCTGAGAGTCACCTTGAACTCGACGATCGTCGGCTTGGGACCCTTCGGCGCTCCAAGGGCTTCGCCTGTGGCTGCAGGGGCATTCAGGGTGTGCTGCTGGCGCAACTGGAGGGCCTTCCGTACGAGATCGCCTGCAGTAAACTTCGGTGCCTGCGGTGCTACGACTGCAGGAACCGCCGCGGGCTTAGTTTTCGCCGCCGGCTTCACCGGCGCCGGCTTGGCCTTCGCCGTGGCTTGTTTGGGTTGGTTCTTGCGAGTTGGCATTGGGTTGTTGCTCCTTCTTGGCCCTGTGGGCATTGAACTCGGCGTCGAGTTCGGTGGTATCGAAGAGATTGATGTTGTTGAGGGAGATGCCAGTCAGCATTTGGCTTACCTCGTCGCGGCCGGGCCAGCACAACTGACAGAGTGCTGTGCCACCGGAGCTTCGGTGAACCGGCCCTTTCCGTTGCACCGACCCTGACGGTAGACTTCCTCCGCCGGGGCCCTTAGACAACGGCGGATCTCGCAGAGCTTGTTCAGCCAGCCGCGGTCATCGGTCTTGGTTTTGGTGATGGTGATGAGGTGGCCGTTGACACGCCAGGCTTCATGCTTGTTGTGCCTGATCTGCTCGCCGTGTTCCTTGAGGAGCTTATATGCTTCTTTCTGGGCATCCATGTGCCCAGAATGAACGGCTAGTAGGAAGTACCAAAGGTACAGAGCAGGCCGCAGAGGAAGTCCGTTACTGCTTTATGCAACTTGTAATAGAGACCTCTCCGCCGAAATCGCGGATGGGTGCAAGAATCCTGGTCGAGTCGTTGAAGCGCAAAAGTATCGTCCCCACCTTCTCGATCGTTGCGAGAAAACGCTTCTTGGCAGAGGCTTCGGTCTTCTCGGGGACAATCATCTGATCCTTGATAGTCAGGACGTCTGTTCCCTGCTTGAACTTGACCTCGAACGTCAAAAGAAACAGCTTCATGTCCGGACTCCTTGTTCAGGACTGCAATCAGATGCTGGATGTAGCCACCACGGCGTACATCGATAGTGACGCCGCAGGAACACGCCTTATTCCACAGCAGTCCATTCTCTTCACAGATCATGTCGCACTGGTGGTGGGAGAACAGGTGAACCATCTGATCACGAGGGGTGAGCCAGCCGCGCGCTTCACACATCGCGGAGAGTTCATTGATCGCTTCTTGCTGAGCGGCAGACATGGTCATAAGGGAGGCATTACTTGCCCCCCAGAATCAGTGAAGACTCCTCGGTGATGATGCCGATGACGTGCGACTCGTCCGACAGGACGAGGCAGTCTTCGCCGTCGTACTCGACAGTGATCTCGACCTTGGTCTGCAGGACGTAGACGCGATCGCCGGCCTTCAACTGCGGAGGAATGATCTCGCCGCCGGCAGTGACGAGGCCGCGGCCAACCGCACGGACGGTGCCCATCCGCTTGGGGACGTTGTAGGCCTCATTGATTTGGCCCGGTGCAATCAACTTGCTGTTGCCGATGTTCTCATCGGCCGGATCGAGCTTGATGATGAGGTAGTTGCTGATGGGTTGGATCTTCATTCCAGAATGCCTTTCCTGATCAACTGCTGGGACTCGGTTGTGGTTTAGTGCTTTCCAAAAATCAGGTCGAACAGGCCGATCACTTCCGTATGCGAGGTCTCCGGATCAAACTCTTCCGGTGCATGAAACGCACGGAGGAATTCGTGGAACTTGCCTTCCGTTACGAGGGAAAGTGACGATGTGCCTGCCGGCAGGTTGACTGTCACGGGCTTGCCGACAATCAACCTGGCAATAATGCGCGGTGTGAGTTTGACCCGAGCCTGCATGACTAGACATGCACCTCGACGTGGACATTCACGGCCGGAGGCGGTTCAATCGCCGCAAGGCCCTGAGCCATGGCGAAGCAACCGTTGGTCGTGGTCTCGGGTTCGTCGTAGACCTCGGGGTTCTCGATCTCGAAGATCGCATCGAGACCTTCGTTGACGGTATCCACCAGCTCCTCGGTGGGGACAAAGGTGCGAAACGTGACTGCGTTGTTGTCCTCGGTCACGACGGTGCCAGTTACTTCCCAAAATGCCATTGCGGAATTCCTCTCAAAACGGGTTGATGATTGGGACAATGTCAGCAGACAGCTGACTACTTCGGCGCCTGAACCTGGTTGAGGGTCAGTTCATAGAACTCACCCACCCGGTAGTCGTCGACGATCTCTTCCTGACCCACCAGGACAACCTTGCTGGTGCCCTTGGCGTTCGCGCTCTCAAACGTGACCGTGCCTACGCGGCCAGCTGCCTTGTCACGAACCTTGGTCTCGGTGACGGCAAACAGAATTGCTTCCTTCGACATGCTTCATTCCTTACAGCCCTGGCTGGGCCGTCAATTGCGAGTATGTGGAGGCTAGAGAATGTACCAAAGCTACGAAGCCCGCCAGGGCGGCGGGCTTGTAAGGCTTTCACAAAAATGTGCTGTTCTAGCTGGCTGCGGGAGCGGTCGCTGAGGAAGTCGGAGCACTAGTCGTGGAAGAGGTCGTCTCGGCGACAACAGGAGCAGCGGTCTGGGTCGATGCGGAAGGATCTACCGTGAGGGTCTTCCGTCCACGTCCACCGGGCTTCAGTGTCGGAGCGGAAACTTCCTGCTGAGTCGTGGTCGTCGTGTCAGTGACGGCCGTGGAGGCAGCAGGTGAGGCAGTCGCATTGATGACGGACGGAACGGCTGTCGTGGTCTCAGTTGCGGTGCTGGTAGCAGGATCTGGCGTGGCAGCAACCGTTGCGGCAACAACTGGAGCCGCGGTGTCCACAGGAGCTTCAGCAACAGCAGCCGGCGCCGAAGTAGAAGCGGCAACAGTATCTGGGACCAAGGTGATGTTGGTGACAGAAACAGTCCGGATCGCCCCTGGGACATTCGGAGCGGCAGAACGAAACAGGGTATGCACTCCGTTGATCATCTTGGAGGACATCCCCGAGCGGCCATAGAACTCCTGGATCAGGGCCTGGGCATCGGTCACATTGGCAGCCAGGACAGCAATGACGAAGGTCGAGGTGGCGAGAGGGGTCTTGTTGTGCATCACGGCATCCGTCACCTGGACGTTCGCTGTGTAGTGATTGAGGCTGGAACTCATTGAAACTCCTTCAAAGGGTTGGGGTTCGGACGATGAACCGGGACATGGTGCCAGCAAGCATGATTGCCCCGCAGGCCGAGATGACATGGCCAGTAGAGAGCAGAACTACTGCCGCAACGACAAGGATGACGACAAGGAACTTCATCTTCCAAACCAGGAAGTGAAGAAGGGCCGTGCCAGCATAGCATCCCACCACTTCTGGATGTCCTCGACAAGACGAGCCATCCAGGAGAGCTGGTAGCGCAGCCACTCATCCCGAACGCACGGATCGGGAAAGAACCGCAGCGTCGGCAGAGTCTCCAGTTCCTCGGCAACGAACATCCCATCGAGCAGATACCTCAGGGCATTGCTCTGGAAATATGTGGGCCAGGGATTGAGAGCGCCATTGTAGCTGTGTGGCAAGAGGATACCAGCCCAGATTGCGCGCTTGATGCACTCGACGGCCGCCTCCTCATTGAGCGCCTCGACGATGAACGTCGTGGGAGGAGTCCCGTAGTGGTTGGGGTTCACTGCCGTGACCTTGAAGAAGATATGTGAGTTCGGGCCTGGTGCAGGCCAAGGATCGATGGGTTTGACCATGTTCCCAGCGTGGTCCCGA